ATTATTAATATTAATGAAGCATTATTTCTAAACAAAAATGGACAAAGACTTCAACAGCATGGAGTAGAATATATCTGTAAAAAAGCTTTTAAATTGGCAGGATTAGAAGAATATAACTACACTACTCATAGCTTAAGACATACGGTTGCTGCTCAACTTTATATGAATAATGTAGATTTATTAGTAATAAAAGAAATACTTGGTCATTCAAGTATCACTACCACTGAAATATACACACATGTACATAACATAAAAGTAAAAGAAGCTGTAGAAAATAACCCATTATCAAATTTTGGATTAATATTAGAAGAGGGGAAAGGGGTGGCAGCATGATATTAGACTTTGATACAGAACATATAAGAAAACATGACATATCATTATTAGATTGCCAGGTAGATTTAATATTAAGAAGTTTAGCATTTTATAAATATACGTATGAATTTATTTACCCAAGAAGAAAAGAAACAAAAACTCTTGAAGAAAATTTAAGAATTTCATTAGTTAAAGATACTTACGAGCAAATTTTTACACAATACACAGATTCTAAATATAATTATAAAAAATTAGTTAATGAAGAGTTTTTTAATGAAAATTATAAAAAAATTGTTTAATAATGTTGACATAGTTTATAATATATGTTATATTATCATAAAAATAAAAGAAAATTTTACATCGAATTGTTTATATAAAAAGCGAAGCGTCAGAATCGATTTTAAGCCGTTTTAAAAAGTAAGAACGTATAGTTTGATGTCTAAGAAAATAGCTTAAAATACAGTTTTAGCAATAAGTAGAGGTAATTTCAAAATGGTATAACCATTTATTATTTTTCCTCCCCTTTATTGCACAAAACTTTGATTTATTACCAATAAATGTAACAAAAACCAAGATGTAAAGTTAACTTTACATCTTGGTTTTTTGTTTGGAGGAATAGATAAATGATAGGAGATAATATCAGAAAAATAAGACAAGAAAAACACCTGTCTATGGAAAGACTGTCAAAAATAACAGGATTAAGTCGTTATACTATAGATAAAATAGAACATAGTCGAATAAATGATTTTAGGTTATCTACTTTGCAAAAAATTGCAAACGCATTAGAAGTAGATATTATTGAAATAATACATAAAAAATAGACTACACATAAAGTGTAGTCACAACGAATTGTTTATAAATCATATATTAACATAAAAATATAAATAAGTCAATAGTGAAAGGAGGGAATTATGTGTTATTTAGAAAAAATGAAAATCAATCGCTTTTAAAAGAAACTAGGTACTCATTAAAAAATGCAGAAAAAAAGATAGTTGAATTAAGGCAAGAAGCAAAAGAGAAAGATAAGATGGTTGAACAATCAAAAACTCAGTACGCAATATATCAAGCAGCTTTATATGAAATAAAAAAGATAAATAGTATGCAACAATTCAATAGTGTAACAAATCTACAAAACAAAATAAAAAGTGTATTAGACAAGGTACATATCTAATACACGGAGGTTATTTAAATTAATTATACACAAATAATAACACAAATAGTTTTTATTTGCAAGGGGGAAAAAGATGCTAATAACAAATAAATTAAACTTACCAAAGACATTTAAAAGTGCTGTAGAAAGAGAATATGAGTATAAAGATAAGCAATACAGTGTTACTTCAATACTAAAAGATGTAAGAGAAATTTTACTAACAAGAAGGCATAATAATGAAATAGAACAAGATGTAGCAGACATGATATGGTTAATCTTTGGTACAGCAGTACACAGTGTATTAGAAAACAGCAAAGAAGAAAATACAGAGTTTAAAGAGGAACACTTTGCAGAAGAAGTTTTTGATGGATATAAATTGTCAGGACAAGCAGATTTATTTAATGCAGAAACTAAGACTGTAACAGATTATAAAACATGTTCTGTTTGGAAAGTAGTTTATGATGACTGGGAAGAGTATAGAAAGCAACTTTTAATGTATGCATGGGCGTTTAGAAAAATGGGATTTGAAGTAGAAAAAGGACAAATAGTAGCAGTTATTAAAGACCATAGTAAAACAAAGGCAAAAGTTGATATTACATATCCACAATATCCAGTTTATATAAAACAATTCGATTTTACCAATAAGGATTTTGAAGAAATTGAAAAATTTATAGTGAAAAAATTTGAAGAAATAAAGAAATATGAAAATACAGAAGATGACAAACTTCCAATTTGTAGTGAAGAAGCTAGGTGGAATGATGGGGATAAATATGCTGTAAAGAAAAAGAGAAACAAAAGAGCATTAAGAGTATATGACACATTACAAGAAGCAGAAGAACATTTAAAACAAGATGAAAGCCTAGAATTAGAGATAAGAAAAGGCGAAGATAGAAAATGTTTAGAATACTGTAGTTGCTGTAAGTTCTGTAACTATTACAATGAAAATTATGGAGGTAAAACAGAATGAATATATACGAAAAATTATTAGCAATAACATCTGAAATAAAGAAAGTAGCCAAAAATTTAGAAGTTGGAGTTGGTCAAAGTCAATATAAAGCAGTTGGAGAAGCAGATGTATTAACAGCTGTAAAAGAGTTAGAAGAAAAATATAAAGTATATTCATATCCATTTAGCAGAGAAATTGTTGATACTGCAATTCTGCAAACTGAGAAAGAATATAACAAAAAAATTACAAGAAGTAATCAAATATTTATGAGATTAAAAACTGTCTATAGATTTGTAAATATAGAAAAACCAGAAGAATATATAGATGTTCCAACATACGGCGATGGTGTAGACACACAAGATAAAGCTCCAGGCAAGGCAATGACTTATGGAGATAAATATGCATTAATGAAAGCTTATAAAATTATAACTGGAGATGACCCAGACCAAACTGGAAGTCCGGACAATATGAATATTGTAAATAAAAATGGAACTAAGAAGAGTACAAACAATAAAGTAACAGATGTAGAAGCTAAATCTATATATGCTTTGATGGTACGCAAGGGAATAGATGTAGTTCATAATTTACAGAAGAATTACGGTATTAGTAATACAGCAGATTTAACCAAAGAACAATATTTATCAATATTTAAAGCTATAAATAATATTCCAGATAAAAAATAGAACAACAACAGTTAGAAAGTGAAATGATGGATGCTTATGCTGCTTATTATGACGCAAATGCAGATATGGGAGACAGAGAATAATATGGATAATATACAGGGGGTAAACTAGCAGATTTTGAAAAACAATATTTGTTAAAACAATTTTAAAGGAAGTAGAACTATGGTAGGAACACAAAAACAAGCTATAACTTGGTTGCTAGAACAAGATAATACAAAATTCTTTGAAGTAAAAGAAAAGAAAACGACAAGAAGTTTACAACAAAATAAGTTACTTTGGGAATTAATACATAAAATTGCTAAACAGCAAAATCAAGAAGATATGGAAGTATATTGTGCATTATTAGAAAGAGCAGATGCCAAATCTGAATACATTATAACAGCAACAGAAATGGAAGAAGCATTAAGAAAAACATTTAGAGGGGTTAAATTTATACGAAAACAGCTTGTAAACAATAAAGAGTGCAACATATACAAAGTATATCTTGGTAGCTCAAAAATGAATACAAAGGAAATGACAGAGCTTTTAGATATAACAATTCAATTGTGCAGTGAGTTAGAAATACCTACATTAGAGGTGTAAAAATGTCAATAGATTACACATTATTTACTTTTTCTAAACCGTCTAAAAAGAAAAAAGAAAAACAAAAGTATATAAAAGGACATAAGCATAAACAAACAAAAGCAACAGAGATACCAAAGAAGGTAAAAGAAATTGTTTGGAAAAGAGATAATCACAGATGTATATTCTGCCACAAATATGTTCCAATTGAATGCTCATGTTGTCATTTTATACCACGAAGTGCTGGAGGATTGGGAATACCAGAAAATATCTATACAGGTTGTTCAGAATGCCACAGAGAGCAAGATAATGGATTAAATACTAAATTATATGATGACATAGTAGAAAGCTATTTAAAAGGCATTTATGGAGTAAATTGGAGTAAAGAAAAATTAATTTATAGGAAATGGAGTTATTATGGACAAAAAAATTAATAAAAAAAATGAAAAGTAAATTTGAAATACATATAACAGAAAATGACGAAGCTATTCGCATTCAACTTAAAGGAAAAGGAGAAAAACTATTAGAAGGCTTGCGAAGGTTAATAGTTAGTTTATTAGATTCTGGAGCGAGTGTAGAAATGATAATGAGTGAAGTTACAAAAGCAATAGAAAATTCAAGTTCAAATACAAAAGTTATAAAGACAGACAAAAAAGGATTAGAACAAGCGATAGAAGAATTATTAAAAGATTAACCTATAGGAGGAAAAAATGAATTACTTAGCTGAAATTCTCGCGTTTTACGATTTAGTGCAAGTTAAACAGTTATCTACAGGGCAAATTGCTTTATGGCATGCCTTAATGGCGATAAACAATAGATGCACTTGGATAGAGTGGTTTACTGTACCGAATCTTACGCTTGAATTGAACACTGGAATGTCACGTTCTGGAGTTTTAAAGGCAAGGAATGCATTAAAGCAATATGGATTAATAGATTTTAAGGTAAATGGCACAAAAGCAACTAACTATAAAATGATTACTATAGCAAAAAGTAAGCAAGAAAGTAATCAAATTGGTAAGCAAGTTAGTAAGCAAGAAAGTAATCAAATTGGTAAGCAAGTTAGTACGCAAGATGGTAAGCAAGTTAGTACGCAAGATGGTAAGCAAGTTAGGAACACATTAAATAAAAGAAAAGAAACGAAACTAAAAAAAGAAAGTAAAAAGAAAGCGTATGGAGAATATCAACACGTTTTGTTTAGTGATGAAGAATACGAGAAACTAAAAGCATATTTTCCAAACGATTATGAAAAAAGAATACAGTCCTTAGATGAATATATCCAAAAATCAGGAAAAAAGTACAAGGATTTTTTACTGACCCTAAAAACATGGGCAAGAAGAGACGGATATGTTCCGCCTAATGAAAAAGAAAAGAATAAGGACAAGTTTAAGAGTGTCGACCTATCATGCCTAACGAACGAAGAATACGGCTTACTAATGCAGAAAAAAATAACGATTGAAGAGCTTATCAAGAAAGGAAGAGTCCATGTGGAATGAGGAAATAGAAAAAGCTGTTTTGTTTTATGTGATTTATGAGCAAGAAGCTTTTGTGCTTAATGAAGATGACTTTGTTTCAGACAGAAACAGAAAGATTGTAAGAGCTATAAATGAGCTAAAATCAAGAAATGAAGAAATATCAATCTTTAGCATAAGCTCTAGGATTAAAGCAAATAAAAATCAAGTTTTAAAGTATTTATCTGGACTTGGAGAGTACGTACGAACTGCAACAGCAGATAGTGTATACAAAGAGTTAATACAGTTATCTAAAAAAAGAAAAATATTTGATTTACTTAAATCTAGTCAAGAAACTGTTATTGAAGATGCAGACGACATAGATATTATTGCTCAATCAATAGTTCAAAACATAAACAAAATTGAGCAATCAGAGTTGACAGAAAAAAGCTTTATGCAGCAAGTTTCAGATACTGTTGAAACAATTGAAAATAACGTACTAAAAGGCATGGATTATTCACTATACACTGGAATTCAAGACTTAGACGATATGCTATGTGGTTTACATAGACAAGAGCTGACAATTATTCGGAGCTAGACCAGGAGTGGGTAAGACCACATTAGGACTACAGATAGCAGAACATGTTGCTAGTAAAGGGGTAAACGTAGGAATAATAAGCCTTGAGATGTCAGATTATCAAGTTATACAAAAAATGCTTGCAAGGAAAACAAGAATAAACTCTTATAAAATGCGTATGTCTACACTTGAACAAGATGATTTAAACAAAATTGCTATAGCAAGTTCAGAAATTGCAGAATTACCAATTCACTTAATAACAAACGCTATGACACTACAGCAAATAGAAACTGTAACAAGAAAACTAAAAAATAAAAAAGACTTAAGTTTGCTAATTATAGACTACATACAGCTAGTAAAAAACAAAGGCAAATTCAACAATAGGGAACAAGAAGTAGCAGATATAACTAGAACTCTTAAATTATTAAGTTTAGAGTTAAACATTGCAATTGTAGGCTTGTGTCAGGTAAACAGAAATGCAAGTAAAAATGAACCTACTCTAGCGGATTTAAGAGAGTCTGGTTCGATAGAACAAGATGCAGATAATGTGTTGTTTTTGTACAAAGAAAATGAAAACACAGAAGGCACTTTAGAAGATATTACACTCAAAGTTGCTAAGCAAAGAGCTGGAGAAACTGGCAAAGTTTATTTGAAATTCAATAAAAGAAATAGTGAGTTTAAAGGAGTGATACGATGCTAACAATAAATAGTCAAGAATTTCTAAAATTAACGAATGAAGAAAAAGCAAAAACATTAAAAAATATTGTTCTGGGCAACGTGAAGTATATAGATACAAACAAACAGATTTTAAGTAAACAAGAAAAACATATACCAACTATTTAGGAGGATAAAGAAATGAGTAAATATCATAACAAAAAAGTTACAGTAGATAACTATGTATTTGACAGCATAGCAGAGAGCAAAAGATATAAAGAATTATGTTTATTAGAAAAAGCAAATAAAATAAAAAGTTTAGAATTACAACCTAAATTTGAATTACAAGAAGCTTTTATAAAAAATGGAAAAAGATATAAAGCAATTACATATACAGCTGACTTTATGTATTTAGATGTAGAGAAAAACTGTATAGTTGTAGAAGATGTAAAAGGATTTGAGACAAAAGAATTTAAACTAAAGCAGAAGATGTTCGAATATAAATATAAAAATTTGAGTTTAGTATTAATTAAATAAAATAGAAATGGGGTTATTAAATGAAACAAGATAAATATGGACAAGTAATGAATGGAAAAGAAACATATATAGATATAGCTAAAACACTAATAAACAATAATATCATTATAAATTGGACAGATGAAGAAATGACGTGTTTAGACCTACTATTTTCATATAAAGCTAACAGAGTATCTGGGAATTATCTACAAAGAGGAATTAGAGGAAATGAATTATTTGTATCAATAATTGGTTTTGGAGCTTTTGGCTTTGATATAAATGCTAACGAAAAAGCACCAGGATATATAGCAAAAAAATTAAATCTAACTGGACAACCTACTGTAGGTAAACTTGGGGAATTAATAAATGGAGTTATTAAAGAATTAATTGGAGGTTAAAAATGAATATAGAAACAAGAAAAGCATATATAAATTCTGAATATTCAATAGTTATTACTAAGAAGGAGGGCGAGCCAAATTCTATACAAAGATATATATTTACAGACAAAATAGAATTACTTGTAGGTATAGCGAGTATGACTGAGCAATTAATTTTAAAAGGCGTATTAACTAAAGCGGATATACAACAAGCAGTTAGAATGGGAGCAGAAAAAGGAGAAAATAATATATGAGAGTGTTTAGATTTATGAGTAATAGTGAATTTGAAATGTACAAGACAGGAAAGGTATTAATAAATAACAACAATCACAGAGAAATGGGCTTTAAGTCAGATAGTATTGGATTTTGTTTTTTCGATGAAAGCGAAATTGATATTAAACAAGCAATTCATTTTTTATCTGGAATTGTAAGTTTTGATATATGTGCTGTATTTGAAACAGGTAGAGACAATCTAAAACAAGGTTATGGAATATATAAGAAACAATGCAAGGCAACTGGAAATTTAGCTAGAGACTTAGTTATAGCACTTATGAATGAAAATACTATAAAAAGAACAGAATATAGCACTAAAACATACAGTAAAGAAAATTTTAGGTTAATTAAATTCTCAAAAGATATATGGAAACAATACACAATACTAGAAAAACAGAAAGACTTAAAATGGGAGGAATGTAATGTCTAGTACAGAGATTATAGAGTTATGGAAGAAGGGCTTTACAGTAAAACAAATAGTTAAAGAGTATGTGAGAATAGAGAAAAAGAAAGGTAACAAAGTCACTACTTGGGAAGCACAAAGTTTTATTGAGCCAATAATCTTCAAATTTCAAACCAATTTAATGAAAGGGGCAAAAAAAATGATAAAGATTAGTGACTTACCTGCAGGAATGTGCTATATGAAAGATGTTTTTTGGAATGATGACGAAGTTTGTATGCAATTACACCCTAAGAAAGAAGAATATGTAAATAATCACGACTATTGCTTACATATATGGAAACCTATTAATCAAGAAATACCAACACCACCTAGTGTTTTAATAGGTATAAGAAAAGGTCACGAACTTGAAGATGTGGAAAAAATGAAAGAATTAAGAAAAGAAATATATAATCAATTAAAAAAGGAGTAAAAAATGAAGTTTGAATGTTCTAAATGTGGGAAATGCTGTTCTAACTATTTACCGCTTCAAAAAGAAGAAATAAAGACTATGAAAAAATTAGCAATAAAAGAAAATAAACATTTACTAAATAAAGATTGGTATAATATTTGTCCTTTTCTAAATTACAAAAATGAGTGTGATATATACAAAAATAGACCTTTAATTTGCAGAGAGTATTCTTGCTACAACTATGAACATAACATTTACAATTTAGAAGTATTTAGCAAAATACCAGAAAAAAATTTTAAAATAACAAATGTAAGAAAAGAAATATTTAATGATGAAGGGATTTGAAATTATGATAACTAAACAAGAATTTGTAGATATAATTAACAGACTAAGAAACTATAATGACTTACAGAACAAAATACAAGACCTATTTAGAGACAATATAGAAAATAGAGAAATGGATTTTATGAATGCAGGTAGTATATGTATAGGACATGAAACAGTAGTAGTGAAGTTGTTAGAAAATATGTTTAATGACAAAGGAGAAGTAATAAGTTGGTGGATATATGAACAAGACTATGGAGGAAGCATAGGCATTAACGATATATTCGATGATAGAATAGGAAAATATATAGATTTAACTACACCAGAAAAATTATATGATTATTTAATATCAGAAATGGGGAATAAAGATGGAATTAACACATAGACAAAGAAAACAACTAAGTAAAATACTCATACAAAAAGATGAAAAACAGTTAATGAAATGGATAGATGATGTACACAATGGGATAATAATAGAAAGTGAACAAAAATCGAAACAATTGATAAATGATTATTTAGACTTATATGGTATTACAGTGGCATATACTTTACATTATGTATGTGGATTTGGAAAGAAAAGATTAACCGAAGTTATGTCAAGAATATGGAACAATATAGACTGTTTCAAAGAAGGCTATTTAAGTATAGATGACTGTGTAAATGAATTAAAAGAGTATGGAATAACTTTCACAGAGATAGTAAATAGTGAAAATAAAATAAAATGGAAGGAGCAATAATATGGAACTAGATTTTCTTTTATCTAAAAACAGATATCATATCATACAAACATTAAAAAATATGTTTTTAGGAATTTATATAGTTATAGCAACAATAACTATACTTATTCTTACATTAATACCAAGTCCATATGATATATTTCTTATACTTTTTGTACATCTATTAGCTATAGTGAATATTATTGAAGAGTACATAATGCAAGAAATAGAAAAAAGATTAGATTTTGAAGAAGGAATAGAAACATATAGAAGAACTGGTGCAATACCATATGAATTATTTCACAATATTACAAAACCAGTTAATCGAGATAATTTTCACATTTGCAGAGAATTAAATAATCAAGGGAATATATCAAAATGGAGTATATATAGAAAAGACATGTCAACAGAGGACTATTTCAGTAAAGAGAACAATGCTATATTAACAGAAAAAGGCGGACTCTTAAGTTTATTTTTTTTCGCAAAAGGAGAAGAAAAGAATGCAAAAAGTTTCAAAAGAAATAAAAAAACAAATGGAAAGAGAACTAAGACAATATTGGACTAATAAAAGCAAACTAGATAGATTAATAAAACAATCCAGTTGCAGTACAAGAACATTACTATATTGTCAAGAAAGAATTAACTATGTAGAAAATGTAATAAACAAACTAAATAGTTTTGAAAAAGAAGTATTTGAGCTAATATTTAAAGAAAACTGCGATTTTACATATTGTGAACAGATGAAACACATTAATAAGAATACTTACTACAATATATACAATAAATCTATATATTATTTAGCACAAGAATTTGGAATAATTTAAAAAGGGCAGAAAAAATAGGGAAAAATAGCCTTTTTTTTTTGATACAATTAATATGGTAGTAATGTAGGTAATGAAAACTTACATACTGTCTTAGTAATTTATCATTTTTTCTCCTGAAAAGAAGAAATAACCCCAAGTATTCGTGACCAGACTGGAAAAGTCAAAATCCCAAGGTTACGGTGGTGTAAGAGTAGTAGTACCTACTACTCTTTAAATAAAATATTAACGATACTAGCTAATTAATATAATCCTTCTTTCGCTCGTATAAACTAAGAAAAATGATGTTTTTCTAATATTTTATAAATAAATTTCCTTTTAAATAAAATTTATCATAGACAATGCTAGTTAAGTCTATATATTGCGATTGTAGAGAAACGGTATCTCGCTAGTCTCATAAACTAGAGTAAGTTAGTTCAATTCTAACCATCGCAACCAAGCCCCATAACTGAAAGATAGAGAGGGCTTTCATGGTTTCATTTTATTTTTGTAGCTATCATTAGTGTAGTGGTGGAATAGACATATTACGTTTAGTGCGTGATATGGTAAAACTAAACGGCGATTAGCACCAACGTCGCTGAATGGTAATAGTAGACACTGTGCAGGTGCAGAATAACGCACGAACATAATTGACCTTAAATAGATTATGAAGTAGTGGCGGAGATATCCCAGTAGATAAGTTTAAGTAAAGCTCAAAAGTTATTCATATAAGGTGCAAATCCTTATCCACACTAAAAGTCAAACAAGAGTAAACCTGGCTAGCAAGGGGGCGTGTATCCTACCTACTAGCAAAAATCACTATAAATAATATGTAGGATAGAATAAATTATATCTTACATAATGTTTATATAAAAAATAGAGAGAAGAAAAATACTATGAGAATAATGATAAGTCAACCAATGAAAAATAAAAGTTTAGAACGTATAAGAAGGGAGAGACAACAATTAGTAGATGAATTACAAAAACAAGGATATTATGTATTAGATACAATATTTACAGAAGAAGCACCAAAAGATTGTGACGAAAGTATTTATTATTTAGCAAAATCAATAGAAGTAATAGGAAAAGTAGATGCTGTAATATTTATGTCAGGGTGGGAGAATGCAAGAGGTTGCAGAATAGAACACCAAGTAGCAGTAGATTATGGAAAATTTATAAAGGAGATATAAGAATATGGATTTTGGAGAAGCAATTAAACTATTAAAACAAGGAAAAAGAGTACAAAGAGAAGGTTGGAACGGAAAAAAACAATATATAGAACTTGCAACTAGTATAAGCTATGTAAATACAAAGAATGAAACAATAAATGCAGAACATGATGCGATAGGAAACAAAGCTATTGCTTTTGTAGGAACATCAGGAGTACAACTAGGTTGGCTTGCAAGTCAAGCAGATATGTTAGCAGAAGATTGGAGGATTGTAGAATAATGACTAATGAAAAATTTTTAGATAAATGCAAAGATTTAGTAAAAGAATATGCTATAGAGCATTTAGATAAAACAGACGAAATACCAAACTTTAATGTATATGTAGTATGGAGTTGCAAGACATTACAAAATAGTAAAGCATTATTAAGTACTGACTTAAAAGATGGAATGTATTATGAGTGTACTATGGACGGAGACAAGAAGAAAATATACTTCGATGCATATAAAAAGTTTGAAAATAGAGCCATAGATATTGAGGAGTAAATTATGAAATTTATAGTAAATAATACAGAATGGACAATAGAAGAGCTAGAGAAAGAAAAGCTAGACGAAATGTATAAAGAAGAAAACGAAGGAAAAGTATATTTTACCTTCGGAGTAACTAAATATCCAACACATATTATTTATATAAATAAAGACATGTGTGTTTCTCAAAAAATAAGAACATTAAAACATGAACTAACGCATTGCTACATTTATAGCTACGGATTATACAACGTAATAGAAATAACAGAAGAGATAGTATGTGACATAGTAGCAAGTAGCAATGATTTTATAAATAAAGTAGTAGAACAATACATAAAAGAAATAGAAAAGGAGCTTATAAATGACTAATTCACAGAAAAGATTTTGTGATGAATACTTAATAGATTTTAATGCAACTAGAGCTTATAAAGCAGCTTACAAGAGCTGTAGAAAAGATGAAACGGCAAATGTTAATGGTAGTAAGCTACTAAGAAATACTAAGGTGCAAGAATACATAGCAGAAAAACAACAAGAAATGCAAGAAAGAAACAAAATAACACAAGATACAATAATACAAGAATTAGCCAAGATAGCACTTTTCAATATAAAAGACATTTATAACGAAGATGGTACATTGAAAAAAGTTACTGAATTAGACGACGATACAGCAAAAGCAATTTCTGGAGTAAAGATACTACAAAAAGCTGGAGCAATGAAAATAATATTAAGCAAAACTAACGATAAGACAAAAGCATTAGAACTACTAGGAAAACATCTTGGAATGTTTAAAGAAAACGTAAATCTCACTCAGGACAAGCCTTTTGAGGTAAATATCAACGTAAAAAAGAAAAACTGAAATATATTATGTTAAGAACAGTAATATCAATACTTACAGGCGATAAAATGTCAATTATCCACGGGAGAAATACCCACTTAATTAACATAATATAATTATGGAAAGAGGAGTTAATAAAAGGAAAAAGTGATGATTAAAAATAAAATATGGAAAAAAATAAATTACATGCCTAATTATTTAATAAGCAACTTTGGAGACGTAATTAATATTAAAACTAATAAAACTCTTAAACATCAAATAAAAAAAGGTTATCATCGTTTAGAAGTCACAACTATATATGGAAGAAAACATTTTTTTGTTCATAGATTGGTAGCAAAGGCGTTTATTCCAAACCCAGAAAATAAACCTCAGGTAAATCATATTAATGGTAATAAAAATGATAATAGTGTAGAAAATTTAGAATGGTGTACAAATTATGAAAACGCTCATCATGCTATAGATAAAGGGTTGTGGCAAAACGTTTTTAAAGCATCACAAAAAACAAATGAAAGTAGAAAAATAAAATGTAAAGCAGTAAATAAAAGCACAGGAGAAGTAATATATTTTAACAGTATTTCAGAAGCTGAGAGATATTTTAACGACAGACATATATGTGATGTATTAAAAGGCAAAAGAAATACTGTTCATGGATATATAATGCAATATGTTTAATGGAGGTGGTGCTACCAAATGGATATAGATATTACAGAAAAGCAAGAACAGTTTATTAATTCAGAAGCTTTTGAAACTCTGTTTGGACGGCTAAGGTGCAGCAGGTCGGACGGCAAAAGTTATGGACAACTAGTAGATGGATTGCTATATGCATTAACTTACCCTAAGTCAAAACAAATAATATTCCGTACAACATTTCCAGAATTAGAAAAATCAATAATAAGAACTAGCTTAGAATTTTATCCAAGAGACGTAGCAACATATAATAGCTCAAAACATACATGGACATTTAGAAATGGAAGTATAATAGATTTTTCATACATAGCAACAGAAAAAGATGTTTATCAATATCAATCAGCAGAATATGATGTAATTCGATTTGATGAATTAACACATTTTACTGAATTTATGTATACATATATGATTTCAAGATGTCGTGGTGCTAATCCATATCCAAAAAGAATAAAGAGTTCTACTAACCCAGGAGGAGTAGGACATGAATGGGTAAAAGAAAGATTTATCAATTCAGGAGAGCCAAACAAAATACACGAAATTACATTAGAAAATAACAAGAAAAGTACTGTTGTATTTATTCCTTCTTTAGTACAAGACAATATATTCATGATGGATAGCGACCCAGATTATATTAACAGACTTGAATTGTTACCAGAAAAAGAAAGAAAAGCACTTTTATATGGAGACTGGGATATATTTGATGGTCAATTCTTTAGTGAATTTAGACGTGATGTACATGTGTGTAAACCGTTTGTAATACCAAAAGATTGGAGGATATTTAGAACTAGAGACTATGGATTAGATATGTGTGCAACTGTATGGATAGCAATGGACTACCACTTAAATGCTTATGCTTATAAAGAATTCTACGAACCAAACTTAATTGTATCTGCAGCAGCAGAGAAAATAAATGCTATGACAGATGAGAAGATAACAACAGATTATGCTCCACCAGACTTGTGGAACAGAAATAAAGATACAGGAAAGAGTACAGCAGATATATTTGCACAAAATGGTCAATATTTAACTAAAGCAGATAATAATAGAATAACAGGTTGGCTTGCAGTACATGAGTGGTTAAGAGTATTTAATGATGAACAAGGAATACCAACTTCTAAGCTAAAGATATTTAGTAATTGTAGAAACCTAATAAGAACATTACCTGCAGTACAACATGATGAGAAAAATCCAAACGACGTAGCAGTAGAACCACACGAATTAACACACATGCCAGATGCAATAAGATATTTCTGTACAATGTGGCAAAGTCCTATGTCTAAAAAAATAATTTTACCTAAAGGAAATTATACTATAACTGAATTAGAGGACTTAGGATATAAGGATATAAATACACCAATCAAAGTAAATGTAAATAGACCAATATCGAGGAGGAGAAGATGATGGAACTAATACTAACTATAATAACATTAATTCTTTTATTTACTTTAAACATGGCAGCAATATTTTTGCTTAATAACACGTTACAAGAAGTACTTAAACAAATAAGTCAAAGAAATACGGAAAATGCAGAATACAATAATAAAGAAAGTAAATCAAGAATAAGAGCAAGAATTGCACCGACAGATTTTAGTAACGTTTTAAATGGACGAGCTTATGACAAATATAAGAATAAAGATGGATTATATGAACCAGTGAAACAAAAAGGTGGAATACCATTACAAACTAACAAAAAAGAGGAGTAGTGTATGGAAGATAGAATAGAGCAAGCAAACGAATATGACGAGATTGTAAAGCAAAAGAGAGCTAAAAGAGCAGCATTAATGTCTGAAAAAGAGATTGAAGAAGCGGAACAATTTATCATGTGGTATAGAAGAGCTTATGAAGATAAGCAAAGACTTGGTTTAATGAAAAAGTGGGACGACATCGCTAAATATTGGGAAGGCGATTTCGATTACAGCGACGAAGATGACCCAGCACCAAACACAAACATTACAAATGCAAATGTAGAAGGAAAAACAGCATTGCTGTGTGACCAAACACTAGCAATACAAGTAGACCCAAGAGAACCAGGCGACAAACCATTTTGTGACCAAGTAAGAACTATTGCAGACTTTATAAAAGATAAGAATAAGATGTATCGTAAGATAGAAGTACACGAAAGACGTAGAGAAATGACTGGAACTGGTATATTTAGAGTTTTATGGAATTTTGACAAACTAGAAGGAAAAGGACTTCCAATAATTGAACCAATACACCCATCTAAATTATTCATAGACCCAGCAATAACAGATGTGTACGACATACAAGAAGCTCAATACATAATAGAAGCAAAAGCAAAGTCAATTTATAGTGCAAAGATGGAATATGGAGATGACATTGCAGATTGTATAATAGCGAACTATGACCCAATTGAAAATTTAATTCAAAATAGCGAAGAAGAACAATACGTACATTTACTCGTATGGACTAGATATAAAGAAAATGGAAAAATTAAATTAAGACTAGTAGAAATGTCAGCAGATGGAGTTATTCTAAAAGATACTAAAAAAGAATTAAAGAAAGTATCTGAAAAAAGAGAAAACGAACTAATAGAAAAGCAAACTAAACTATTAGAACAAGGAAAGACTAAAGAAGCTAGCGAATTAAAAGCAGAAGAGTTGGAACTATTTCCAAATAGTAAATATCCATATTTTCTAACTCCAGATATGTATAGAGAAAATACGGTATGGGCAAAAGCAAGTGCAGAATTAGTACTTCCTATATCAGACCAGATAGACGAACTTGACGACAGTATATTAAGAAATGCAAGACTAACTGGTAACCCAATACCAATAATTGAAACAAGTTCTGGTATAGATGCAGAAAAAGTAACAAATACACCAGGACAAACAATAGTAGCAAATAACATAAATGGTATGAAGTGGTTACAGCCACCTAACATACCACAATATTTAATAGAAAAAAGAGCAGATACAATAAACAATGATAAAACAATTGTAACAAGATTTAGTGACCAAATGATTGGTAAACAACAAACAGGAGTTGGAACAGCTACAGAGAGCTTAGCATTGCAAAATTCAGGCAATAGTATGATAGAACACAAAAAAGGTTTATTACAAGAGACATTATCCGAAGTATTTGAATATGCAATAGAGTTAGCACTGCTTAACTGGAATACAACAATGATATTTAGAATTGTTGGAGAAGATGGAAAAGATAAGTTCACATCATTTAATCCAGATGGACTTAATAGAATTCCTATTCTTACAGAAGCGGATACTGAATACAGAAATGCATATAAAGAAGCACATAAAGATGCTAAACCAGAAGATTACGAATATATGCAAGTATATAATGAAACAAGACAAGTTATGTTTGATTTAAGTGTATCAGTTGGTGCAGGATTACCAAACAATAGAGCATACAGATATAGTATAGTAAGACAATCATATGTAGATAAGGCTATAACAACTCCAGAGTATAGAAATTGGTTAGTAAAACAAGTGGGATTAAATATTCCAGAAATACCAAAAACTATACAAGAACAACAGCAGATTGGAATATATGACCAAGAAACAATTGAAAAGACACAACAAGAGCAAGCATTACAACAAAGTATGAATGCAGGAGTTGAAGGATTAAATGCAAATGGTAATGTACAGACTAGTTATTTAAGAGAGATTTAAAAAGGGGTCGAAAATGACCCGTTTCAGAAAGGAGTATCAAGATGAATTATCACGGATATGAATTAGAAAATGGACAAGTTTGCAAATGTGGTTATGAATTTAAAATAAATGATATAACAAAACTACAAAGAGTTGGCGAAACTTTATATGGTGGAGCAGTAAAACATTTAAGCAAAACAAACTGTCCATGTTGCAATAGAGAAACCTTATTACTTTTAAAGCAACAAGGTCAAACTTATGTTATTAAAGGAATAATGCAAAAAGAATTATCAAAAATAGATAATAGTACAAATACATCTACAAAAGAAGTCACAGAAGAGCCTAGAATAAATTCTGAGGAGTCTGAGACGATAAGTAATGAATTTATATGTCCAGTATGTAAAAGGATATTTAAAAACAAATCTGGGCTAACAAATCACATGAAAGTACATTAAATTGATATTAATATTTTATTTTAAATAAATTAGAGGAGAAAACCTGGCTAAAAATCACTAGAGTGACATAACACTGGCTAAAAAATGGAAAGGAGCTAACATGGAATTAGACGGAATTGATTTAGGTACAATACCTGTAAACACAGAAGATGGAATTGCATTACCAACAGTTGATACTGGAGATAACGATACTGCAAATAATGATGTAGTAGATGATACAATCCAAGATAATCAACCAGAAGATAATCAAAATCCACAAGAGCCAGAAGATGACAAAAAAGTTAATCTTCAAAAAGGCGTAAACTATGAGAGAAAATTGAGAAAAGCTGCTGAAAAAGAAAATAGAGAACTTAAAGAACAATTAGCTCAATTAACTCAAAAAACTAACACAGCACCAGAAAAGAATACAGTAGACGAATTGATAGAAAGTGGCGTAGACCCTGAAATTGCAAAGTCAATAAGTGCAGCAATAAATAAAAAGGACAAAGGTTCAGAGCAATTAAAAAAAGAACTTGCAGATATGAAGTTTAAGCTAGAACTATCAGAGAAGTCTAAAGATAGTGAATTTTCTGACATATTAGAGCATGAGGACGAAATAAGACCTTTAGTCGACAAAGGCTTAAGCGTAGAACAAGCTTATTATGCAGTAAATCACAATAGGGTTCAAAATACTAATAGGGAGATAGAAAAGAAAGTAGAGGCAAAGCTACAAAATAATCAAACTAGAAAAGAAATTCTACAAAATATTAATTCAAATGGAGGTAATGCAGTAAAAAATACTGACAGTACACCAAAAGCAACAGCATTAGAAATAGCTGCAGCACAAATGGCAGGAATTGATATTAAAGATTATTTAGCAGCTAAAAACTCTAATTCGATTAATGATTATGACGAATACAATAAGAGAAAAGTAAAATAAGTTTTCATTCCTATATTTACCTAAAAAATAAATATAGGAGGTGGCTAATATGCCAACAACAGCACAAATGCTAACAAGAGAGAATTTTGCTAGCTTATTAACACCAATACATAAAAAAATATTCTTTGATTCTTACAACGAAGTACCAGCAACTTACAAAAAGATATTTAAAACAGATAAAATGAGAGCTAAACAACAAAGCTATCCACACTTAGGAGCTTTTGGTTTATGGCAAGAAAACACAGAAGGTCAAAAGTTCAATCATGACAAATTCGACGAAGGAGAGACAGCTTTATTTGAAGCAAAAAGATACGATAAAGCTTATCAACTTACATGGGAATTAGTACAAGATGACCTTTACAATGTTATGGAAGGTATAGGAAAAGGTGGTTCTGCTAAAGCTTTAGGAAGAGGTTTAAGAGGAACTGAGGAAACACATACATCTAATGTAATCAAAAATGGATTTACTAATGTAGGTTATGATGGAGTATCTTTATTCTCTGCAAACCACCCATTGATAAATGCTACAGGAGTAGTTTCTAACTTAATTCAAGCAGAATTAAGCGACCAATCTTTAAAAGAAGCTATGACATTAATGAGACTACAAAAAGACGAAGCAGGATTACCAATTGTTGCTTCTGCTAAAAGGTTAGTAGTATGTCCAGAATTAGAGTTTGTTGCAAAAGCAATAGTAAATTCTATTTTACAAAGTGGAACAAACTTTAATGATGTAAATACTGTACCAAACTTAGAAATCGTAGTATGGGATTACTTAAGCGACCCAACAGGACTTACAAAACCTTGGTTCATTCAAGACCCATTATTTGAAAACTTGCTATTCCTAAGAAGAGAAGCACCTATCTTTGGTTCAGAGAAAATCTTTGACCAAATGGACTACAACATGTATGGTTATACACGTTATGATGTAGGATACTGTGATTGGAGAGGATTAGTTGGTTCTACTGGTACATCAACAACTGCTTTAGGTAGTTTAGATGTAACACTAGCTGCAGGAGCAGATACTACTCATACTAAAGTAACAAATGTTACTGGAAATAGTGGTGGAACTTTAAAATATAAAGTTGGAGCTTCTGTAAATAAACCAAGCTATGGAGATTCAGCAAGTGATTATACAGCATTACTATTAAATACAGATATAGCTTGTGCTTCTGGAAACAAAATTGTTGTTGTTGAAGTTGATGCTCTAAATAGAGTTGTAAAATCAAGTAACGTAGAAAACGTTGTTGTAGGAGCATAACTAAAAGGGAAGCAGTTCTTGTTTCCCTTTATTTTTTTAGATTTTACGAAAGGAGATTAATATGTCAAATTCTTTTGAAGAAATAAGCAAATATACAGCTCAAAGTGGTGGAAGACCAGATTCAAATTTATCAAATGATTCTAACCATTTAGGAGGAATTGCAGCAGAAGAATATGCAACAAAATTATGGGTTAAGCAATATCACGAAAGAGCAGAATTAGCATTAAGAAAATATATAGATACACAAGATACTTCAATATTAGAACAAGCAAAAAGATATGCAGATTCTGCAATAAAAAGTCAAGATTTTTCACAATTTGCTAAAATTTCAGACTTAAAAACATTAAATCAAAATTTAACAGCAAAAATTAATAAAGTAGCAACAGACCAAAAAGCATATACAGATTCAAAGATAAAACAGGTTGTATCAGATTCAAATGCTAATTTTACAGAGTTAGAAAATGCAATAAAAAGCACAAATAAAAATGTGTCTAACTTAAATACAAGTTTGAATAATAGTGTAACAAATATTAATAAAAGTATAAATGGCATAAATTCAAATATAGATAAACTTTTTCAATCTGTCAGTAGTGGAAAAGGCTTAATAGCAGGGGCTATTACTGACAAAGGAATTAAAACCTCTGCTAATGATAGCTTTTCTACTATGGCAAACAATGTAAGAAAAATACAGACAGGATTAGATACATCAGATGCTACAGCTACAGCAGGCGATATATTAAGAGGAAAAACTGCATATGTTAATGGTAAAAAAGTATATGGAACTTTTGTTTATAGTGGCAATAGTGGTAACCAATTTAATCCAGATAACCCTTATCCTATGACTGGAAATGCTGAACTTGTTTATGAAGAATCGGAGGATAGACCTCAGGTTTACGCAGGCGTAAAGAATAGTAAAATTGATTATAACTGGGTAACTGTAACTGGAGATGGAAATGTTATGGTTATTTATAATAAAAACACTCAAACGCTAGAAACATATTACAGAATGAGCAGTGATGGAACTTTTGGAAAAGTAGAAAATCAATATGGAGAAGTAAAAACACCAGATTTCAAATTAATTGATTTGGGAATACCTGAGGACATTATAAATAATTATAACGTACTAGAAATTTCATGTTCAAGAATGAATTCTGACGAAAATTATAGTGGATATGAATGTAAATTAGCAATACTTATGAGCCAAAAAGAAGCAAATAACCCAAATGGAGCTGTAAGAGTATATGTATTTACTTTAACTACATCTTTAAACAGTGGTTCTTCTGTAAAGATTCTTGCAAATGAAACTTACGAAGCAGGGGTAGAAGGAAGTACATCACAAGAAACTATGTATAAAAGATGGCTAATTATATCTGAGGTTATAAATTATTCAGCTGTCAGTCCAAAAATAACTTGGAGCCCATATTCAAATAAACTTGCTGTAACATATCAAAAGGCAAACAATGGTACAAATTGTATAACGAAAATATTCGATTTTTCATATTATATTCAAGATACAAATAAAAATGAAGGATACGGATATGTCAGAGAGTTAGATAACATACAAGGTGCTGCAAATGTGACTTTCTTAAACAATGATAGAATTGTTTATTTAAAAAAATATGAAAACTACAATTCAAGCTATGGTTTTTTTGCTATATATTCAGAAAACTTTACAAAAATATCGGAAGTTAAACTGCCATCAGGAGTTAACGTATATGACTCAACTTTAATAACACCAAATGCTCTATATGCCGTTAGCTCAAATCTAATAGAAAAACTTGTAGTTGATTATATTAATGGAAAAGTAGAAGTTGGAGATACAATTTGGCAAGCAAGTAATTCAGAAGAATATATAGCAATGGGTACAATATATGGAGACAAACGAAATATTTTTAGTTTGACTGGCAAATATTTATTTACTTCACACTATGAGTATAAAAATTCTAAATATTATTACAAAGTTTTTTGCTATCAACTTAACTATGAAGGAGCAGAAGTAGTCACAAAATTATATGAACAAGATATTTCAATAACATATACTCCAGACTTAAAAACTATACCAGGTCTTAAAGGCGTATTTTTCGTATCTGGAAGAACTGGAAATGGAGATGAACCTACACCTTTTGTATATACATATTCAATGATAGGGGTTTCCTTTGATAGGCAAAAATTAATTGGCTTAAAATATAATGGAGACATGTACTATAAAGATTTTTCGAGTGCAGGAAGATTAAGTGCTTTGGCTACAGATGTTAAATCTGGCAAAACGTTTGTTGGAAATATGGGAGTAGTAGAAACAGGAACATTAAATGTACAGGAGGTGCAATAATGAGTGATATAAGAAATTTAGTAAAAATGAAAGAATTACAAGATATGTTCTTTTATACATTTGGAATAGTACCACTTCAAAACTATGGAGTTGTTGGAGATGGAACGACAGACAATAGATTAAATATACAACAAGCTATATATGATGCAATAGAAATAGGTGCAAAATATATATTTGTACCAAAAGGAGAATATTACTATTCAAATACATTGTTTAGAGCAAATGAAGTAATATTTGTTGGAAATAATGTAAACTCCAAAATAGAAGGAATAGAAATAAGACAGTTTCCAGAATTATGGAGTGAATCACAAGCTACAACACCTGCTTTAATGCCTATTGCAGGAGTTGTAATTTATGCAGGTAAAGGTAACGTTCCTTCAAATTATTTAGAGTGCAATGGACAAGCTGTTAATACTATAGATTACATTGCTTTATATTCTAAACTAAATAATATTGTTGTAAATGAAGATACTAACTTGCCTGAAACTTTTAATATACCTAATTTAAGTACAGGGCAAGAAAATACCAAATATATTATAAGAGCTAAATAGGAGGTGTAATATGGCTACAATAAGTAAAACTACAGTAAGACAAGTATTAGATGATATTAAAGTAAGATTACCACATGAATACAGCGAAGAAAGTTTATTCTTATGGATAAATGAAACAATGAAAAAAATATATAAAGACTTAGCAATACAAGAGTTTTATACATTTACTACAAGTGCTAATCAAGAGTTATATTCACTTCCAGAAGATTGCCAAATAGAAATGATTACAGGGGTAACTATCTCAAATAATGAAAAAGACCAAAATAATAAGTATGAGTGGGGTGGATTTAGTAAGCTAAGACCATATATGCCTAATCAAAAAATGAGTGAGCCTGGATATTATGACGGAAGAGAAGGCTTAATAGGTATATATCCTGTGCCACAAGGCGTTAGAAAAGTAGACATTTATTACAGAAAAAAGCCCAAGATGGTTACTTCTTTAGATAATTACATAGAATTAGACGACAATTATATAGATTTAGTTAAATATAACATCATGTCTATTATAGCAATGTCAGGACACAATCCAGATGTAGAACTAGCAAATGAATATATACTTTTATATAACAATTTAGTACAAAAAGCTAATGAAAATAAATATGAACAGCAACCAGGTTATCCAATTATAAATAGATTATACAAATTTAAAAGGAGGAGATAATATTGCAAACTAATCCATATTTACAAAATGTGCAAGTAAAGAGTAGTAATCAAATTAACTATTTATCTGGTGGTATAAGTAATATTTATCCTCCACAGGCAATACAAGACGATGAGTGCCAAGATATGCATAATATGTGTTTAGATAATTATCCCGCAATAAGAACTAGTATAGGAAGAACAATGGTAAAAAACCCAGGATTAAAAGGTGCAGATATTAAATATTTTGGAGTTGCAGGAATAAAATATTTGTTTTATATACAGGGAACACAATTAAAAGATATGCAAGGTACAGTAATAGCAAATAACATTGTAGGGAATAAATTTAATCATGTTTATTATGCAGATGGTAACAATGAATATATGATTTTATATGGAGATGGTGTAACACCAACAAGACACAAATTGCCATTATCTTCACTTAACACTCCTGAAATAGTACCACTTCCAAAAGATAATGATAAAAAAGATATTGTCTTTGAACATATGTGCTATCACAAAAATAGAATGATGGCTAGCAAAGGAAATATGTTGTACTTCAGTGCGTTACAAAATCCTATGGACTGGACTAGTACAGAAAACAGTAGAGAAGATAGAGTACCTAACTGTAATCAAATAACAGGATTAGTTTCTTTTGACGATAAATTAATTGTATTTTCACAAGAGAATATGCATTTGTATTATGGCTCAAACGTAATGGCGGGACAAGCAGATTCATATACTTGTGTGTCATTAGACAACAATATTGGTTGCTATGACCAATGTACATGTAAAGTACATAATTCAATGCTTTATTGGTTATTTGGACGCTCTATTTATGAATATGACGGAAGTTCAATAAGACAGATAGAAGAACCAACTGGTAATAATAGCGTGACAGGAGGAATAAAACAGTATATTTATGGAATTACAATAAATGAAGCTAAAAACATAAGCGTAGCTGCAAGTGAAAATAAAGTATATTTTTGGTTTCCAGATTATAAATTCTTTTTAATATTTGACCAAAGATTAAGAAAATGGACTAAAGAGTTACAACCAATTAATAATGAGGATGAATTATATTACACAACAATATGTGATAGTTATAACGATTTAAACTTTAGTCAAACTCCTAATCCAATCTATGCTTTAACAGCAAATGGAACTATTTATGAACTTACAGGAGGAAAAAGAGAAGCAAATGTATACACAAGAACATATGGAGCAAATGAGTTTGTAGATGGTAACAATGTTACATACCAAGAACTTATACCATTTTATATGAAAACAAAAGAATTTAAAAATGGTGTATTAAGTAAGAAAAAGTCTTTATCTGCATTGTGGTTTAATTATGATTTGGCAGAAAATGCAGAAGTTAATATAAAAGTAATTACAGATAGCAATAAAACTTATGAAAAGAAAAAAGCCTTAAGCCCAGGTAAAAATAAAACAGAGTGTGTTCTTATTCCAAATGACATGCAAAATGTAAATAGTTATACTTTTGAAATTTCAGGAAAGGGAGATTTTACTTTGTATGCAATGGAAAGAATAGATAGGACACATTTAAGATAATGTATTTTAGAAGATATTCTACAAATTCAGATACATTAAAAGAATGGGCAAGGCAACTAAATGTAGTCAACAAAGGAAGTTACCAATTATATCCTACTGTAGAATCTACATTATCACATTGGAAAAGCATTTTAAATAATGCTGTAGGAGTAAATACATTTGATTTAAGTAACAATGCAGATTCTACAATTAATAATTGGAAAGAAAAATTAAATGGAATATATAACAAGTGAAAGGAGCACAAATATGCCAAATACGTTTTTACAAACAAATAGAGTTATGCAGGCAACAAGTAATCCACAGCAAAACATAAATAATGTTAATAATACTAATACATCTCCTGTACAGCAAAATAATGATATACCACAAGCACAGCAAACTAGTAATCCAATAACTCCAATAACAATTCCAATACAATTGCAACCTGAAATAGCACAACCTAATAATAATCAATTTGCTCAATCTGCAAATCAAGTTATGACTGGGGTTAATAATGGTATAAATGGATTACAACAGCAAGCAAGTACAGCACCTAGACCACAAGCATATAATCCGCAAAATACTAACACAAATGTAATAGATTTTAACCAAATATATAATAGCTATACAAATAAGTTTGGAAATAACAAACAAACATCTCAAAATCCCAATACTGGGATAGGAGCAAGTGGGATAAAGAAAACTAGTGTTGGAAGTACAATTGTTACTCCTACAATTTCAAATATAAACTCTGTAGAGGGGCAATATCAAAGTGCATATTCAGATACCATTAACAGCTTAATTAGTGAAATGCTATCACAAACAAATAAAGGTTTTCAATATGACCCCAACCAAGATGAAGCATTAAAGCTTGCTACAGAATATGCTGCAAATAGTACATTACAGAGTTTGGCAGGTTCAGGCGTTCTAAATTCTACCTCAACAAATGAAAGAGTAGCAAGAATTGTATCTGAATTAATCCCTCAATATGAAGAAAAAGCACATGACCGTTGGATTGAATATTTAGGAAATTTAGCAGATACCGCACAACTAGTAATGAATTATGACTCTCAACAATTTGAACAGTGGAAAGACGCTAAAGATAGAGAATTCGAGAATAAAAAGTTTGAGTATCAAAAGAAACAAAACGAACTTGAAAATGCTTGGAAAAGAGTAGATGAGTTAGGTTATGTAGATAACGAAGCTGCTAAAATTTTAGGTGTGCCAGTTGGAACATTGTCTGGAGAAGCAAGACTTGCTAAAGAACAACAAGAATTTGAGCTTAAGAAAATGCGAGAACAATTAGAATTACAATATGAAAATGATAAAGCTTTATATCAATTAAGAAATGAATTAGACAAAGAAATGGCAGATTATGAATATAACTTAAAAAATAAATATGATAAAGAAATGATGAACTATGAATATCAAATGCAGTCAAAATATGGGTCAAGCTCTAGCTCTAGTAAATCTAATTTAAGTACATATAAAGACTTTATAAATAATAGATATTCAAAATATGACGATTCTTCAAAGAAATATACAATAGACAATTCACAAAAGCCAGAAGTTTGGGATTATGTAACAAACGAATACACAGCTGGTCGTCTTAATGATAATGACTATGCTTATTTACTAGCAATGTATGGTTTAAGTGAGCCAACAGATGAAGATAGATTATGGGCAGCAAGAAAAGAATATCTTGACAGTTTATAACAAGGAGGTGCAATATAGTTGATTATAGATGAAGAAGAAAGAAAAAAACGTTTAGAACGTGCAAGACAAATATCTAATTCTATTAATGCTAGAAAAAATGCAGTTAATAATTCCAATATGTATACTAATCAAGAATATATTAATAGATTTAATAGAGCAAGAGAAATTTCAAATAATATAAATCCTAGAAAGAATAATACAATAAGAACTGTTTCTCAAGAAGAATTAGCAAAGTCAGAAGAAAATGGTAAATTTTTTATGGACTTAATTGATAAAAATGTTAATTCTGACGATAGCGAAAAAACAACTCCTATTCAAGAAACAGGAATATCTAACAAACCTATAGAAAACAAAAATGAAGTTAATGTAAATAAATTAACACCTGAACAACAAAAAGAATTACAGAATAAAGTAAAAGAAGCATCTAATGTACAAGCTCCTAATTCTAAAAAAACAGAAATTAGTATTATAAATAACCAGAAAGAAAAAAAGAACTGGTTTCAAGCAAATGAACTTGAAGATGGTTACCAATTTGGAGATATATCTAAAACTATTTTAGGTACGGGAACAGATATAGTACAAGATTTAGCAACTGGTATTTTATCTCCTATAGAAAATGTTTTGGATATTGGTACAAACGTAGTAGCTACTGTGCAAAATATTTTAGGGTTTAAAGATGCTGCAAAGAAAACAAGAAACTTCGCAGATAAAAATATTACGCAAAATGTTACTAGTGAAGTGGCAAATGCCAGTACTGTAGGTATATTATACAACTTAGTAAACGGTACTCCAGAAAAAATAATTAATCCAGCGGGAATAACTTATGATAAAGATAAGAATATTGTTGAAAATTACGCTAGTGGACTAAATCAATTTATTAATGAGACAGGAGAAGAGCAAGGATACGAAAACTCTTCTGTTCTTGGAACTAATACAGACCAAGTAATAGAATTAATTGGTTATACATTAGGCTTGTCTGGAATAGGAGGTAGCTTATCTGCTAAAACTGGAACTAAAACAATAGGAAGTTCTAAACTAGGTGCTAATTTAAGTGGTGGTAATATAGGTTTGAGACTTGGTGGAAAGACTTTAAATTTACCAACATTAGCAATTGCAGGAGGTATGGCAGGTGGATTGCAAGAAGCTAATAGCAAACCAAATGTATCAGAAGTTGAAAGATGGACAAAAGGTTTTACTAGTGGACTAACAGAAGGAGTTACAGAAGGTATATTTGGTTTCTTTGGTGTTGGTGGAAATGAGTTAACAGACGAATTAGGTAAAAAGATTGCTTCGAAATTTACATCGAAAGCCGCAAAGATGTTAACTAATTTAGGTTTTCACGCATCTGGAGAAGCTATAGAAGAATTTTTGTCTTATGCAGGAAACTTTTTTGCAGACAATGCCATTATTGACAATTTAGGAAATGCAGATTTTAGTTACGAATGGAACTGGGCAGATGTAGGAGAGCAAATGCTACTTGCATTTTTAAGTACTGCATTGACAGGTAGCACAGCAATGATAGTTGACTCAAACTCTGCTACTAAGTCGGCAGAAGAACAATTAGGCAGAAAATTGACACAAGAAGAGAAACAACTTGTTACTAAAGCTGTAGTAGACGAATCTTTAAATGAGCAAATAGAACAGATGTATCAAAATGAAGATATTCCACAAAAGCTTTATGTTTCAACATTTAATCCAGATGGAACTATAGCAAATGTGGAAGAAACTAGAGGAAAATCTATAAACAATCCAAACAAAAAGGTTAATGTACAACCTGCTATAGTAAAAACTGGCAATGATATATATACAGTAATAGATACTGAAACAGGTTTAAGATTAGATACTACACCATACAACTCTATGCTAGCTGCAGAAGCAGGTTTTAATAGTAAAATGATTAACTTAAAAGAAAGAGACATCACTGCTATTAATAAAAAAGTCGCTATGTCAGATTATTCTGTAAGAGATGTATTATTAAATACTGCCTATACAATACAAAATGATATTGTACAAAGAAGAAATACTGCTCAAACTTTCCAGAATAATAATACAGACGTTCAAAGTAATGAAACGCAAAATATGTCATCTCAAAATGATAATGCCGTTAAAACTAATTCTGACGTTTCTCAGACGGATATGTCTATAACTCCAGATATAATTGAAAGCAATTCTGAGTTAAAACAAAATGTTCAAACTATGGCTACTAACTTTTTAGATGATTTATCTAATTCTACACCAGGTCAAAGATACAAAACTGGAGATACTTGGACAGGACAGAAGAGAAGTACGACAAAAGAATTAGCAGCAATTAAAGATAATACTGGAGCTTCATGGAATCAAATATCTCAATCATTAGAAGAAATTTCAAATGGTAATATAACTACACCATTGTCAAGAGAAATAGTTACATACATAGACTCTGCATTAACAGATGGATACAGAAATATATATGGACAAGATGTGCTACCAAGTGAAAACTATGTAAATACTAAAAAGAGTTTAGGTTTATATAAAGAAACACAAAAAGATAGCAATTATGGTGTGATAGATGACGAAGATGCTAGAGTATTTGGAGAAAAAATTAAGAGAGAGTCAAATATAAAAAATCAATCTTCTAATTATTCAGATTATAAAGAATTAATTAAAAATGAAGAAGAAAAAGCTATTAGTAACTTTAACCCAAAAGTAAACATAGAAATCGTTGAAGATGTAAAGAATATAAAAATAAAGGATTTAAAACAATCAGAAGCTATTAAAATTGCCAAAAAAGTATTTAACAATAACAATAAAACCAAAAAATTTAATAATGCTGAATTAAATTTAAAAATAAAAGTAACTTCGGACGATATAAAAGAAAATATACACAAAGCTTTTAGTAATAAAAGTCAAAAAAAATACATAAAAGAAAATATTTCTACATTTTCAAACATTTCATCTATCATATTAAACGGAACTAAAGTCAGTGAATCTACGGAACAAAAATCTCGTGCAAAATATAAAGGTTGGAATTATTTTATAACTCATGCAATGATAGATAATAGACCTTTTCTTATTGAGTTTGATGTTGCAACGCAAGATGATGGACTACATTTTAGAGTAGAACGTTTAAAAGAAATAAAAATAAAAGTAGATACCCCATTAGCGACGACTAAAAAGTCTATGCCAATTCAGGGCAAATCTACTTCTATTAACACTAGTATATCACAGAAAAACAATTCTGTCAAAACTAATGTTAATAATAATTCTATTCAGAAAATACAAACTTTATACAGAAAATTTAGCAGAGATTTTCATGAAAATGGTTATGTTGACTTAAATGGAAGAAAAGTAAGTGATGTAAAAGAAGTTGCAGATATTGCTCAAATCTTTAGAAATCCTAATTATGAAACATTTAGAATTCTATATACTAAAGGAGATACAATAATAGGACAAGAAGCTGTTAGCTCAAGAATACCAGGACAATCAAATATATTTAAGGATAATGACAAAATTAAAGGATTTTATAATATTAAAGATAGAATGAAAAGATTAAATGCAGACGGTTATTATATGATACATAACCACCCTTCTGGGAATGCTGTAGCCTCTCAAATTGATATAAAGACTACACAAAACTTTTCAAATAGAATACCAGGATTTAAAGCTCATATTATAGTTAATTCGGGAACTTATGCAGTAATAGAAAGAGAAAAGGGGGAATTATCAAGACTTACTACTAAAAATGAAATTACTATAGAAAATTATAAGCAAGATGATATTGATAAGATGATGAGTTCAAACCCTTGGTCTGACATAAAAATAAAATCAAATCAAGATATTGCAAAGCTAATGCATGATGTAAAGAATAATCCTAATTATTCTACTTTAATAATGGTTGATGACAAGTTATTTCCAAGAATAATATTGGATATTCCTAATAACTTCTTTAGTATGAAAAGGAGTCAAATTGATGGATATATAAAAAATATTGCAAAACAAAATGGAGCAACAAGAGCTTTTATTGCAACAACTAATAATGATGTTTATAATTCTACAAACAAATTACTAACGATAACAGATTCAATATTATATTCTGTTAAGGGAAATGACATTATACAAGAGAATACATTGAGTAAAAATGACGAAAATATAACAAAACAAAAGATTTTTAGCAATTCGGATTTAAGAGTAAAAAAAGTAAGTACAGAAGCTTTAGGTGCTAAAGCAAAAAGAAATATTGCAATAAAAGAAGAACAAGAAAAAATAAAAAAAGAGCTACATAATAGAATACAAAATGCAATTTTAAGTAGGAATTCAAGAAAAAATACTTATTTGGGTAATGTATCTAATGCTGTAGTTAAAAAAGTAAAGTCTTTGTTTGGTATTGACATTACAAATAGAACACACTTATTGGCAGATAATGATATCAGACATATGATAAAACAACATGGTAATCCAGAAATAGAAACTGCAAGAGGGCAAATAGCTATTACTAGTAAGGATATAGAGAAAATACCAGATATATTAAACAATTACGATAATATTGTAAAAGGCACAGAGAATAAAGAAGGAAACACAATAAGATATATAAAGAAATATTCTGACAATGTAAGTTATGTTGTAGAAGTTATTCCAACTGCTAATGATACTACTTTATATGTAAAAACTATGTGGAAAAAAGCTATTAATAATAAAAAAGAAGCTGTTGCTTTAACTAATAGTAATAATACTCCTAGTTCAACGTCCAAGACGAGAGGCAACTTAGCTTCTAGTAATAGTATAGCACAAAATAATACAAACGTCAAAGACAATAGTGTAAGAGCAGAAAAAATAAGTACTACAAACAAATATGACAATCAAGGTAGAACTCTAACTAAGCAGCAACAAGAGTATTTCAAGACTAGTAAAGTTAGAGATGAAAAAGATAATCTTTTAACTTTATACCACGGAAGTAGTAATCAATTTACTATATTTGACCAGAACAGAGCAGGAAAGAGTACAGGAGATGCAAGTATAGGTTTCTGGTTTACTGAAACTAGAGAAGGTGCTGACAAATTCAATAGAGGTGCTTGGTATGGAAATGACAATTCAAATGTTTACGAAGTATATTTGAATATTAAAAATCCTAAAATATATAAGTCAATAGATAACAGTACAGAATTAGAACAAATAGATAATAGACTAAGAGAAAATAAACAAAAGCAAAGAGAAATTGAAAATAACAACTTTGCTGTTGAAGTTAATTCAAGTGATGTAAGATGGGCAAGTGATGAGAGCGAATTACAGGATATAGCAAGAAACTATGGAGTTCCAGATAGCAAAATAAATGAGTTCGTTATACAATCCAAAGAATATCAAAAATTGTTAAAAGAACAATATAACCTAGAAAAAGAATACGAAAACAAAAGATATAATGACGCATACGAACAATTTAAAAATGACATATATGCTGTAGCTGGTAAAACACCTAGTGATGCAAACATTGGCGGAACTGGCATGTATATTGAAAACTATAATGAGGTCGTAAGACAATATAAACAAAATTTAATTGACCAAGGTTATGATGGAATAATTATAGAAGGTACTAGATATGACAGTGAATATTTTGGAAGAAATAACAACCAATATGTGGCTTTTAATTCTAATCAAATAAAGAATGTAACTAATACAAATCCTACGTCAAATCAAGACATACGTTTTGAAAGAACTAAATCTACAGAAAATAGTAGAGAAAATGCACCTTATGATGAAAAAACACATTCAGATGACAAGAACTTTATAAACAACATTAAGGATAATAATTACTTAAAAACTTTATTGTCTGTAGATAATAGTAAAGGAGCTACAAATGCACAAAGTTCTGAAAGACTAATAGAACAAGAAATAGAACTTGTAGAATCTATGGGAGCTTTTGATAATAATATACCTGTAACGAAATTAACTGACATTAGAAAAACAATAGAAAATTATTTAGGAAAGAAACTATTAAAAGGACATTTCAGAGAGTCTGCATATGGTATCTATAAAACTAAAAATGACTTTATAAGAGTAAAAGAGCTTAAAGATATAGATAATATACTTCATGAAGTTGGACATGCTTTAGATTTAGGACAAAGAGTGACAATCAATAAAGAAATGTTACAAGATGAATTATTAAAAGCAGTAGAAAGACATGGTGGTTACGAAAATGATACAAAAACAGTTAAATTAGAAGAAGGTTGGGCAGAGGTAGTTAGAGTTTATATTATAAATCAATCTTTATCAGAAAAACTTTATCCTAAAACTTCTTCATTTATAGATAGTGTTAGACAGCAAGACAAATCTATTAACGACTTCTTAACTAGAGTTCAAAACCAATTATATAATTACATACATCAAAATCCAAGAAATAGGATATTAAGTAATATGTCAATTGGAGAACAAACAGATAAAGAACAAATGACACCTGAAAAGTTTAAGAAAAATGCAATGAGATTAATATATGATAAAGATTATTTGTTGAAAGCTACAGTAAATGATTGGGCAAAAATGTCTGGCAAAAAACCTAGTGAAATTGCCCCAAGTAGAAATGCTTACATATTAACTAGACTAGCTTCTGGAGTAAACAATAAAGCTGTTTCCATGATTTCAGATGGATATATAGATGTAAATGGCGATAAATTAATGCCTGGCTTAAATAAATTAGGAGAAATATTAAATAATGACCCACAAAAATTTAATGATTTAAGGGCATATCTTGTTGCAAAGAGAGACTTAGAGTACAAAGCTAAATCTTTAAAAACTGGAATTAGAACTCTTGATAGTAAAGCTGTAGTTAAACAATTTGAAAACGATATACAAATACAAGAAGCAGCACAAATAGTATATGATACATTAAATGGAGTTTTACAGTATGCAGTTAATAATGGATTAATAACACAAGAAAATGCAGATACAATTAAAGAAAGTAATACATTTTATGTACCATTTCAAAGGGTTGTAGGTAAAAACCAAGTTGGAAGAAGAGGAGCAGTTTCAGAAATAATAAAAGGTAGAACTGGTTCGGAACTTGATATTAAAGATGTTTTAGAAAATATCGTTGTAAATTCTGCAAATATTATACAACAAGTTGAAAACAATAATGTTTTAAGAGCTTTATATGAACAAGGAGAAGAGCTAGGTATGCACAATGCTATCTTTGATGTTATACCTACACCAGTACAACATGTAGGAACAGCAACACTATCAACTTGGGAAAGCGAGCTAAAAAAACAAGGCGTAGATGTAGAAAATATAGATTTAGAAAAAACAATAGATATATTTGCACCTAACAACAAAATAGACCAGGAAAATCGAATTACAAGCTTTATAGATACAAATGGAAACAGAGTTTATTTGCAATTTACAGAGCAGGACATATTTAATTCAATTATGGCTTTAGACAAAAATTCTAATAGTTGGTTTTTAAAGCTAATGGACAAATTAAATATGCCATTAAGATATGGTGCAACTATTGCTAATATTGGCTTTGCAATTCCAAATATGATTGCAGATACTATACAAGCTGCTATATATTCAGAAGCTGGATTTATACCAGTTATAGACAACGTAATAGGAATATTAGATATACTAGCTGCTCAAAATAAAACTGTTAGAAACTTCGTAAATAAATATGCTCCTGAATATGCTAAAAAGATAGAATATTTATATAATATATATCAACAAAGTGGTGCAAGTAGCTCTACACGTCTTTCACAATATAGAAAATCATCACAAGAAATTATGAAAGATATTTATGGAACTAAAAATAGTGAAACGTTAGGAATTAAAGAGTCATTTAAACCACTAAAGAGACTACTTGATATTATGACTTATATACCAGAACTTTCTGAACAATCAACTAGGTTTAGAGTATTTGAAAGAAATTATGAAGCGTACAAGAATAAAGGTGGTAGCGAAATAGATGCTAGAACAAAAGCAGCTATAGAATCAAGAGATGCAACACAAGACTTTGGAAGAACTGGTACAGCAATGAGGGAAATAAATCAATTAATACCATTCTCAGCAGCAAGAGTAGGAAGTGTTTATACATTTTTAGAAAAAGTAACGCAAAATACTAAAAAAACTATGACTAGAATAGCTTTACTATCTGTACTTGCAATGCTTATAAAAGCTATAGGATATGACGACAAAGAAATAGAAGAATTAAATCAACGTAAGAAAAATGATAATTTTGTTCTAAATATTGGTGGAACAATTGTAACTATTAAAAAACCACAGGGAGTTTTACGTAGTATTCTTAGCTTAGAAGAGTATGTATTAGATTTAGCGACAGGACATATTGAAGAAGGTAAAGAAGGAGAAATGCTTGGAAAGTGGTTAGAGACAGCATTAATGGACAACTTACCTGCCGATGAAATAGGTGGACTAGTACCTAATGCTATTGCTCCGATAATAGAGAATGCTTACAATAAAGACTTTTATTACAATTCAGATATAGTAAAAAGCTATGATTTAGATTTACCAGAAAGTCAGCAATACTACGATTACACATCTCAGCTAGCAATATTTTTAGGTAAAATATTTAATTATTCTCCAGCTAAAATAGATAACTTAATAAGTGGCTATTTTGGAGGTTTAGGAACACAAGTAACAAATATAATAGACAACATATCTGGAAAACTAGGTTTAAGTGTAGAAAAGCCTGCTATGGGTGCAGAGGATAATGCTATTGGAAAAAGATTTGTAGTAAATGTAAATGAAAATTCCGCTTCTATTGATGAAGTTTATACATTAAAAGACGAATTAACAAAAAAGCTAAATGGTGGAACTATTACATCAGAAGAAAACAAACAGCTAGAGACATTAAAACAGGCTACTTCGGATATGGCAGCATTAAATAAACAAATAAAAGCTATCAAAAAAGATTTAACAATGTCTGGAACAGAAAAAGCAGATAAAATAAAACCTTTACAAGAACAGAAAACAGATGTTGCTAGAAAGGCACTTGGAAAAGACCCTATATTCACAACACGTACTAGTGACTTAGATTCTTTGCAATTTTATCCTAGCAGAGACATATTATCTAAGAATAGTTATACTTTGTCTTTAACAGAAGAAATGAAAAAAGAATATGAGAAATTAGCTTATTCACAGTATCAAAAATATAAGAAACAAGGAATATATAGTGAGGAATATTTGGACAAGCTAAAATCCAAGTGTAAAGACTATGCTAAATCAAAAATGATGCAAAAGTATAAAAATAAGTTAACAAAAAGTAAATAGGGGAAAGCTTATGCTTTCTCCTGAAAATGAAAGGAATTAAAGATGGAAAATATAAACTCATTTTTATTAAGTTTAACAGCTATAGTAATGTCATTATGTGGTCTAATAGTAGCAATTAAAAAAACTAAAAAAGAAATAGAAACAGCATTACCTAAAAAAATAAAAAAGCAATGTTCGATAGACTTAGAAATTATTGATAAAATGGAACGAGTAAAAGAAGTTCTTGGGGCTGACCGTGTGCAAGTATACGATTTTCATAATCGGTCGGACATTATGCAAATGGCAGAAGTGCATTAAAAACAAGCTGCAGCTATGAAGTATGTAAAGCTAATATAAAAGCATGTCAAATGTATTTACAGTCTATACCTTTAAGTTGCCTTCCTATTTTTACAAAAGTTTTATTAGATAAGGAAGAATTAAAAATTTATGATTTAGAAGAAATTAAAGACAAAATGCCTGCTACATATACTTTAAAAAAAGACCAAGGAATAAAATCTTTTTACGATATAGTTATTAACAACAAAATGGGAGAACCAATTGGTTTCTTAGCAGTTCAGTATACGCAAAGGTTTAAAAAATCATTTTCAGATGAAGAAAGAACAGAAATGCTACGTTTGAAGTTTTTTATAGAAGAAAATTTAGAAAAAATGGTAGCAAAGAAGTAGGGAGGAGGTGTATATTATGGAATTTATTACAATGGATATGTTTTTAACAGTAGTTGGGTGTTCTACTATAATTACTTTACTTACACAAGTATTTAAGAGATTTTTACCAGAAACTATAGACAGTAAATGGTTAGCATTAGCATTTTCTATTATTGTAGGAATAATAAGAATAGTTTATTTGGCAGATTATAGTTTCGCTGGTGTTGTTACAGGAATAGTAAATATAGTATTACTTTTAGCAATTGCAATTGGAGAATATGAAGTAGTAAAGTCAGCAGGAAGAAAGATATCAGAGTTAATAAAAAAGGAGGAATAAAATATATGTTAAAAGGAATAGATGTATCAGGTTCAAATGGAATAATAGATTTTACCAAAGTAAAAAAAGATAATAACTTTGTTATTTTAAAGTTGGGTAATATTTATGATGATGAAAAATTTTATATAGATTCAAAATTTGAAAGAAATTATAAAGAATGCCAGAAATTAGGCATTCCAACAGGCATATACATATACAACTATTGTAATTCTGTAGAAACTTTAAAAAAAGAAATTAAAGAAGTTTTAGAGTATTTAGAAGATAGAGTGTTACAAATGCCAATTTATCTTGATATGGAAGATAAAAGCATTAAAGTTGAAGGAAAAGAAACATTAACACAGCAATGTATTGAATTTACTAAATTAATAGAAGCAGAAGGTTATAAGGCAGGCATTTACGCTAATTTAGATTGGTTTAAAAACTATATTGATACAAGTAAATTCGACAAAAATGTTTCAATCTGGGTAGCACAATATTATAAAAAATGTGAATACGAAGGAAAGTATGACATCTGGCAATATTCAAGCGATGGTAGTGTAGATGGAATTTCTGGCAGAGTAGACATGAATTATCTATATAATGAAAGTATTATAAACAAAACTAGCGATGGAGAAGTAGAAGAAAATAACCAAGAAACAAAGTTAAAATATAAAGTTGGAGATACAGTGTCATACAATAAGATATATTCTTCTAGTACAAGTACAACTGCATTAAATCCATTAATTAAGTCTGGAAAAATTACAAAGATTTATCCTGGAACACATAACCCTTATTTAATTAATAATAGTACAGGATTTGTAAATGATAATTGTATAACTAATAATTCCAGTTCTTCTAGTATAATAAAAAAAGGTGATAAAGTAAAAGTTGTAAATGCTATACAATATGACGGTAAAAGCTTTGCAAAATATTATGATATATACAATGTTATAGAAATAAATGGAGATAGAGCTGTAATTGGTGTTGGTAATACTGTTACTTGTGCAATTAATACTAAAAATATACAAAAGATATAAGATAAGTAAATCTTGCTAAAAAAATACGTCCAATATTAATTATTGGGACGTATTTTTTTATTTATGCCAAGAATAAATAGTCGTTTTCTTCGTCTATTAATATATCTTTTAAAGAATTTGCAATACTTTCCTCAGAGTTTTCTTTATTAAAAGCTTCTTCTACAAATACAACATTTTCTTTTTGAAATATTCTTAATTGATTAGTAGAATCAATCTTATTGTTTTATATTATAATTATTAACATCTATATGTTTATTTTTATAATATTCTTTAAATCCAAATGCTAAGAGTAGAGTCATGAAGATTGAAACAACAATAGTAATTGTAATCCAAACATATGAGTTATCTTCTTCTAATTGATAACAATATTTACAAGCACCATATCCATTTTCTTTTGCCCAACTCAACGTTACTCTATGAGGTCTACCGTTCTAGGTAATCACAACCATTATTAATATTAATGAAGCATTATTTCTAAACAAAAATGGACAAAGACTTCAACAGCATGGAGTAGAATATATCTGTAAAAAAGCTTTTAAATTGGCA